CGCCTGCGTTGGCCTTGTCAATGAAAAATTGAATCATTTCCTGTTTTTTAGACATTCGCATCATCTCCTTTTGGTTTTTCATACTCAAGTGCTTGCTTGCTATCGGTTAAACCTGTTGTAGTTGGGTCATTTACCACACCCATCAAGACAAGGACATAGACGAATGTGTTCACACCATCTTGGATATTTTTTGGAATATCCAAGCCGAATTGTTGAAGCATTAAAAAGATTGCTCCGATAAGAGCAATGAGTGTTACTTTATTTTTAAATCTTAATTTCCAGTTAATCATATTGTTTCCTTTCACAAATATCTACACAATTTCAGAACTTTCTCTGATTTCAAGTTTTTGGAAATCATCAAAAAGGCGGTCTATATATCCATTACCGCCTAATTTTTTATAATTTTCATGCATACGTTCAATGATTTTAAGTTCATCACTAAAGGTATATCCTCTGCGTTTGGCCCGTTTAATATCTCGTTCCAATCGTAAGTACATAGTTACTAAATGCGCCTCGTCATGTTGCGCCAGTTTTTCATTCACTTCATCAATTTTTGAATTACTGTCGCTGGCAGTTTCCTGGACATCCTGAATCTTGTCCTTAACATCATTTAATTCCTCAATGATTTGCTCTGTCTGTTCCTTGGCTCTTCTCGGGCCTATTGCAGACTTATACCCAAACCAGCCTGTCGCAATCACTCCAATGGTTGGAGCAAGATTATTAATTAAACGTTCGACAATTGTCAGAATATCCATGCATGCCTACCCTTTCACATCAAATTTCCAAGCTAAACCAACGCCGTTATGTCCATATTTTCCATCTTGTAAGAAATCGCTCAGTGGTTCACCGTTGTATGTAAACTCACGATTGACCTGAATCAATACACGTTTACCTTCACCATTGATTTCTGTAAGGTTAGGGTCTTCGATGGTAAACAAGCCTTGAGGCGGATATGTTTTTCCAACCTCTGCAAGTGGGAACAGTGCTACCAATTCTTTGTATGTTGTACCGTACGAAATTTTCTCTCCCATGATTGAATCAAGAGCAATCACACGAATGACCTTGTTAATAAGATTCATGATTTCACCCTGCTCATTTTGTTTGGTTTCTGACTCAGCAATCTTCTGCTCATACTGCTCAAGATTCGCTTGGACTTTTACAATTGCACCAGCTGGATCCATTTCAGTACGAATGATATCTAGTACCGCTTCAATCAACGTTTCATCTGATTCATCCATGCGGTCGCCTACCAATTCACGCTCATGAGTTGAATAACGGCCCTTGTCCTCAAGTTTAATTGAAACCAAAGTTGTATCACGACCACGAAGGTTCTTGTAGTTCAATTCATAATTCGTTACTGTCATCTTAATTACCTGCTTTCTGTTTCTTCACTTCTTCAAACAACTCTTTCAAGGCCGAGTCGTAAGTTAATACATCATTGGTTTCTTGCAATTCCTTAGCAGTTAGCGTATAGAGCGCCTCTAATTGAGCACAACGCAATTCTGCATCATATAAGCGTTTAGCCAGCGCTTCTGTTACTAATTGGTCAAATGATTGATCCATATCTTTCCTCCATTAGGTTGATTTTTTGATTTAATTCTTGGATGGCTTTTAATAAATAAGGGATAAACTTAGCGTAGTTGATTGTCAAATGAGAATCTTTTCCCTCGTATTCATTAACCGCATTGGGTACGATATCCAATACCTCTTGAGCAATCAAACCGATTTCTTCATAGGATTTATCCTTGATATAGTCAAAGGCCACTAAATTCAAATCCTTGATTTTATCTAAAGCTTTTACGGGTGTCGGTTCAATATTCTCTTTTAATCTTCTATCTGAAGCGGTTGTAATACCAGCGTGTTGTCTCCATTTCCCAGTCGTGATCTGATTCCACCAGACAACTGCGTTTTGACCACCAGCAGGATTTGAACCGTTACCGTTAATCTCTCCGTCGCCTGTCCAAATACCTTTACTAGCGTTAGGTCTGCTATAAAAATTAACCGCACATGTATTTGCGAAATCCACTTTATGGTAAAAGTTTGCTTCGTTTTTGCAGTACATTTTACCATCTGTATTAACGACCCAAGAACCCCAGCCAGCTTTATTCCAGTTATTGCCCCAGTTGGCCCAGAAAGCAGTACGGACGCCACCGCCTTCGCCGTTACCCATACCACAAATGTATGGATTATTTCCAGCTATCCAACGGCCACCACCTTGTGGAAATGGTCCAAGATTAAATCCACCAATTCGCCCTCTAAAAGCGTCAAGTACCTCAGTATTGATAATTTTAGATTGAAGCTGATGGATGAAACCTCTCTGGGCGGTTAATTCGTTCGTGAAGATGTTGTTTGAGACAAGTTGATGGATAAATCCTCTTTGAGCTGTTAATTCACTTGTGAAGATGTTGTTTGAGACGAGTTGATTGATGAAACCTCTCTTAGCAGTGAGCGTATTTGTGAAGAAATCACTTGCGACTAGCTTGTTAGCAAATGCTTCGTTCATTTTTACTTTATCAGCAGTAACCGCTTCAGCATCCAAAACTACAGTAGTCACTGAACCAGTTTCAAAATTGGCTGTCTTCAACTTATCAACCATAGCCGACTTGATAACTGCCTTGTCAATCAAGGTCTCGCCAGTTATGTGGGTCAATTTCCCGTCAAATCGGTTATGACCATTGGCGCCAAGATTGATTCCAGAGATGATATCACCAGCTGAATTGATATTTTGAACCGCCCACGAACCAGCTAGCTGACTTTGAACCGAGCGAACGGCTTCGGACATATCATCAAATTGACTGGCTTTATATCCGTTCGTTTGAGCAGCACGAACAAGCATAATCTCTTTGATTTCAATCCAACCATTTTTAGCTAAGTAGAAATAGATTGGATAGAGATTACTGGTTCCAAATCCGAAATCTTTAGTAATGTTGTATGTTTCTGTGAACTCTTGCCAGTTGCTTGAAACAGCAGTTGAACTTGTGGCTATATTTGAAGAGAAAATTCCTTCGTTCGCTTGGTGATTTTTAGCAACAACCGTGAATTCATGATCTAACCGTCCCATGATTCGATATTTAAAATTAAGAGTGTATGTCTCACCTCTGGCCATTCTATCGATGTAGAGTGGTAATGTGAATCCTGCGAATGTATAACCTGAATTACCAGCGCATTGAATGGTAAATATACCATCATTCACAAATACTCGCTTCGTATTGCCTTCATTAACAAGCGTATGTCTGTCCATTGACTTCGAACGGACGATTAAGTTATTGTCACTTCCAAGGTTTTTAGCAACCTCAACCTGAAATAGCTGATTGGTCAGAGCCATACGAGCCACATTGTTAGTAATCCCATTCTCAGAATTTCCAAGAATACGTTCATAGAGCTGGCTTGTTTCTTTGACACGTTGAAAGTCTGCTTGATTAGCTTTGCCATTTATTTGACTAGAAATCGTAGCAAAACGACCATCAACTGTTTCTTTGTATTCAGCCAGCTTATGTGTGACACCTTCCTCTATATCACCTTTAGCGGGTTGCCAATGAATCAAAGGGATAGCGCCACGAACAAGCGTAGCCCAACTCATGTTTCCTACCGAACGCCCTGGGTCTGAGGACAAAGTAATCTCAGTCCCAGCTGGGATTTTTTGAGTGGGTGTAAATTGAACCATCCAAGCATCTATAGCGCTATTATATGTGAGATGGCGCCACTTTCCAATTCCGTCTAGGAAAGTATGACCAGTCGCATTCTCTCCGTTCCAATATTTAGAAACAAGAGTATAAACCTGATTAGCTTGTAGGGTTTCAACAAGCCTATACTTCTTATTATTTTGGTTGTAGAATCCGTCATTACTATTTTTTAGCAAGTTTCCACTGGTTCCAAGGGAGAGACTTTCCAAGCGTCTTTCAACACCTTGAACACTTTCTTGAAAGGTGTTCTTACCGACATAATCTTTGGATATCTGTTCCCGAACTGCTGTCGCTTGTCGTGCGCTCTCTTCTCGAGTGTATCTTCTCAATGCTTCTTGTCGTTGGCCGTCTTGGTCGACGTAACTCTCAACAGCCGTCATCTTAGCAGACAGACCTTCAGCAGTTTTCTTAAATTCAGACTTGGCTACGACCAGGTCTGTCTTACCATCCTCTGGAGCAGGTCCTGCATCTATACGAGTCGAACTTCTGGTCAATTCAACCTTGCGAAAGGCTACATGGCCAATCTCGTCATAGCCCAGAATAATCCTCCAGAAGTCAAAATTATCAGGCTTGGTCAGTGCTGGAATAGTGACTTGATAAGTCTGCCAGCTAGACGTGAGAGTGAATCTACCACCTATAACCTCAGTATTGCCAGGTGTTGTTCGATTGGCTCTTAAAGTGACCCAAACGCTAGGATTTCCAGAGTAGCAAATCCCTTGAAACGAAAGAGTGTAGGTTTCGCCAAGTTCCAAGTCTAGAAGAGCTGTCGAATTCTTGCCTGAAGCTCTACTACCTTCTTTCGAATGGATTTGCATCTGCTTCCAAGTCTTCGTGGTTCCTTTTACATTATATTCGCCGTTTGAGATAGTCCAATCTTGTGGACTGTTATCCCCTTGACTATAATTCCAAAGACCTCTTGAGAAGTCGTAGTCTTCAGCATAGTTACGACTACCGACTTTCATTTTAGCGAATGCCTGAGTCAATCCATCGATATCTTGCTTAACCTCTGATTTTGTCGCAAATCCATTCATCTGGCCAGTCATGCGACTAAGGGCCTCTGTGGTCGTTCTGCGATGTTCTGAAGCTTGATTAACCTCACTTGTGACCGTCTGTTTCAGGCCATCTAAATCACCCGACAAAGCCGCCTGAGCGTTCGTAGCCCGTCTTTTGAACTCTTCAAGTTTAGCAATAGAATCTAGCCCAATTTGCTTAGCTTCTTGAGCGAGTAAGCTGCTGGCACCAGCGTTGCGCAAAGCTTCTTCAGCCTTTCGTCTAGCTTCTTGGATAGAAGTATTGTCGTAGCTTTGGAATCGTTTGTCGATTTCGTTTGAAATGTCTTGCTTGACTTCTTCTGCCTTGGCTTTAGTAGCGTTCAATTCATCTGTGAACTGATTGACCAATTCTTCTTTCTGCCTATCAAATGCAAGGTCAGCATTCTTGAGTTCTCTGGCTAACTGCCTTTCAAAATCATCTTGAAGTTGTTGAGCTTCACCCTTGACGGCATCACTCACAGCATTACCTATCGCATTGGCAAGCCCAGACTGGAACCGACCAAAGCCAATAGATTTCAACTTCTTAGCCATAGGTGAGTAGGTATATTTAGTAATCTTCTTGCGCACATCCAGATTGTAGTGTTCGTGGAAGATACTCACAACATCAAACATCTGGACAGGCGCGCCAGTCTGACCAATAACCTCAATCTCAAGGCTATCTTCCAGCATGTCACAGAGTGATGTTCTATAATACTGCTCACCATACTTACGAAGGCTTGCTTCATCCTTCACATCCTGGTCATTAACCTCAATCACATCTTCGTAGATTTGACTGTACTTGTTAATGAGCGGACTATCTACAATTACAGAAAACTTGCGGTCAGGCGCCTTCTCTCCCTCACCTTTAACGGTAGTCTTGAAGGTGATTCGAGTCTTCAAAGACTTGGTAGAGGTCTTGTGCTGATAACTTGACAGGTTCTTCTTGTACATAAAAAGCGATTCATTCTCTGAACCACCATTTTTTAAGAGTCGAACCTGATAACCATGTCGCACAAGGTCACCACCCCACTGGCCAACGATAGAGTGCTTATCTTTCGCGAATACCTCCATAGCATTCTTAGAACCAATATTAAAGGTGTGTCTATCTTCTATATTAGAGAAAAATGAGAACGGATTGTCTCGAGTGATGCTTCCAGCGAAGCGACTCAAGGCAGTCGAACCAGTCTGCCTATCTAAAGAGATAGGATTGACCACATAGTTATTCAAGAGGGTAAATACTTGGTTGGCATAGACCTGGATATATCCTTGTTGCTTTTCAACCTCAAAAATATAAAAATCCTGCTCACCATGCAGGTCGTCAGCTGTCAAAAAAGTTTCCTCTTTCAGCAATTCCCACTTGGAATCTGATGTAGGAAATCGAAAGGTTAGTTGATAGGTATTATTATGTTCTTGGATGATTTCGTCATTGTAGGCTTCGTTTAAAGGCGTATTGCCATTCGTGAGGTAAATCATAAGATATACCTCCAGTTGGGGCTTACAGTGATTTTACGAACTGAACCAGTAAATACTACACCATTTTTTCCCACCGATAACTCAAAAAATCCGCCTCGTTTTCGTAGAGTGTTTTGAACAAGACCTTTAGCATTATAGATGTTTTGTTTCTTGTGCCTGCAGTCGATTGTAGCTTTACGAGTGATATTTAGATACATTGTTTTCTTACCAATCGTTAACGAGATTTCCCCGTCACCTTCAATTTCAATAACTGGTTCGCTATATACTGAACCTGGATTATTGATAGTGCCATTAGTAGTAAATACTAAAGGTTCGACTGATTTCTGATAACGAAAAGGTTGCATATCCAATTTAATTTCTAGTTTCCAACCGTGCATGCCTTGAGGCTTGTATTTCGCACTGATAAAATCAGCATAAAATAAAAAACCAAGCTGATAGCTAAACTCTAGCGTATTATCATTTGGCTGGAATCTCTCAACTATTTTAGACGGGTCTACCGTCCTTGGAAGGTAAAATGAAAATGTTCGCTCATAACTCTCATAAGCGCCATCCAAGACACGGTAATTCCCGTTAACCCCAAAAAGGGTAGCTGTTTCTGAAACTTTAGGTTTAGCAGCCTCTACCTCGCCAAAGTCAGTCACAACACATTTAGGAATGGTTGAAGTATTGAAACCGTTGATAATCATGTATTCCATTAAATTCCCTCCCTGGCATATATAGCGCCTTGACGTTGATAGCTATTCAAAGCTATCTTTTCTCCGTCCAAATAAGTATCTGACGGCTTTTCAAGGATAGCAGTAAGGATCTTCTCCATACTTGCTCTTAGAATCGCTATCTCAGACACGGTTTGACTGTCTTTTGCCTCAATTTGAGCACTTGGCATAGCCAAACTCGCTTCAATATTTTTGGCTATGGTAGGTGTTCCACTCAAACCAAAATCATCGTTCGAGAATGCGTTTGAGATTTCACCAGCCATTCCACTGACAGATTTTTTAACTCCTTTGAAACGGTCCTGCAACCCTCTGTCCAAACCTTGCATAATCGCATTACCAGCAGGAATCAAGAGCTTACGGTCATACTCAATCGGACCTTTGTGGGATTTAATCCAGCCTGCGATACCACCAACGAAATTCTTTACTGCTCCCCAAACTGATTTCAAACCGCCAAGGAATCCATCAAGGATAGCCTTACCTGCTGACCATAGGTCGATGTTTCGAATGCCATCAAAGATACTCTTAACATTACTTACAAGGTCACTAACACCTTGCTTCATACTGTTCCAAGCATTTTGAGCGCCTTGAACAAGTCCATCAATCAGACCTAATACGGTTGATTTCAATCCTTCCCAAGCGCTGCTTGCGACAGATTTGATAGTGTTCCAGATGTTAGATAATATCTGAGCAAAACCATCAAAGATAGCCTTACCTGCAGCAGACAACCCTTTCCAGATGGCCTCACCAACTCCTTTGATAGATTGCCAAGCACCACTCCAATCTCCATTGATGGCTTGCATGACTGCTTTTATAATGCCACCTATAACGTCCATAGCCGTCTGAATAGCTATCTTAATCAATTCCCAAACTGTTGTTACAACAGTACAGATATTGTTCCATGTTGTCTCAATAAAAGGAGCAAGGATATTCATTGCGGTTTCAATGATGGATTGAATAATCGGCATAACCGTCTGAATAACTGTCTGGATGGCATTCCAAACAGTTTCAAAGGTTGCCTGAATCAACGTTTGGTTTGCAGTCCACCACAAAGAAATGCCATCCCAAACAGACTTGATAAAGTCTACTACTCCTTGAATAATCGGAGCAACAACAGCCATCATATTATTCCAGACGGTTGTAGTTGTTTCAACAATACCGTTCCAAGCACCAGACAATGTTGAACTAATAGACTGCCAAGCACTAGACAACCAATCCATGAAGCTTTGCCAAATTTGTCTACCTGTTTCGGTTTGAGTGAAGAACCAAGTTAATGCAGCAACAAGTGCAGCAATAGCACCGACAACAAGAACGATAGGATTTACAGACATAACTGCATTAAATAGACTAAAAGAACCGCTAGCTCCAACTGCTGCCGCATTTTCGGCCGCCAAAGCAGCCGTCAAGGTCCCACTGGCAACCGCTCTAGCTTGAGATAAAGCAAAAGAGATATTAAAGATTGCGTTTTTAGCGCTCTCGATAGTTTTTATAGCTAAACTAACAGCTTTGTAGGTTTTCCATGCTGTAGTTAATCCAATGACAGCAGATGCAACTGCAGATACAATACCTGGATGCTCTTTTAGCGATCCTGTTATATCCTTCAAAATTGAAGAAGCACCTTTTAGAACATTAGAAAGAAATTCAAATGCTGTTCCTAAAAGATTAACATCTTGACCGCTATCTTGTATGCCTAAAAAACCTCCAACAAAATCAGCTACGATGCTACCAACATTACCGATAACTGAACCAATATTCTCAAAGGTTACACGGATATTGTCCGCAATATTGATAATTTGGTTCGCTGCATCCTCGCTAAATCCAAGTGCATCTAATATCTCGAAGTTCCCCTCTTTATCCATAGACCCGAAGATCATGTCAAAAAAGGTCTGGAAAATCCCTGTCACACGCCCAATCTGGTCATAGACTGCACTACCAAAAGCTTCCCCAAAAAGCTGAGAAGCTAGTGAACTGAGTCCTTCAGTTAAGACTACTCCTAACCCTGATAAGATATTGCCTATCATTGGTAAGAAGTTGCCAAAGAGGAAAATTTTGGTCGTTTCTAATAGCGATTGTAGAGCTGGCGTTACATTTTCGCCAATAGCTATCTTCCCTAGCACATTCTGAGCAGATGCTTTCATTGCTTCAAAAGACCCACTAAAAGTTTTGGAAGCCTCCAAAGCAGTTGTTCCAGTAATTTCCAATTTTTTCTGCACAACAGAAATAGCGTTAACGATGTTACCAAAAGACATATCTCCATCTTTTACAGTAACGTTCAGCTCTTCTTGTTCTTTTTTATAACTTGCTGCGTCCGCTATCAAGCGCTTCATTTCTTGTTGCGTACCACCATAACCTAGCTTTAAGTTGTCTAGCATGGTGTAGTTCTGCTTGGCAAAACCTTGATATGCCATCTGGATGCTCTCCATAGATGTCCCCATCTTGTTAGCATTATCTGACATATCAACCATTGCCCTGTTAGCAACATCAGCTGCCAAACTGACATCCCCACCAAGAGATTGCAACAAACTGGCTGAGAAGCCTGTCACATTCTCCATGTATTTGTTTGCGGAAAGTCCTGTAGTCCTATACGCTTCTTCTGCATAGGCTCTTACTTTTCCTGCTGATGTTTTAAAGAGGGTCTCAACACCACCAATGGATTGTTGAAGCGCTGCACCTTCGCCCAATGCGGCGCTAAAGGCTTTCCCAATTCCTGCAGCCGCAACTATCTTTTTAAAGGTGCCTACAATGTTTGATCCAAGAGATTCTCCTGCGAAAGTTCCTGCTGAAGCAACCTCGCCACCTATCTCTTTCTGGATCATTCCACTTATTCCTTTAGCAGAAGGGATGATTTGTACATAGGCTTTCCCTAGTTGTGTTGCCACTAGCTTTCACCTCCTGTTTTCGCAAGTAAAGCCTTGCGATAGTTTTCAAAGTCCTCACCAGATTCAAAGACGAGATAATCTTTCCCATCATTCTCACTCTTATCTCTCTTAATTAATTGATCCGCGATGGATGCAGGACGATTAACACCCTTTTGCCCATCCTTAGTTTGCAACCACAAAGAGAGTGAAAGTCTGTCTACGATACTTGCAAGTAACGTCGTTTCCAGAGGGACGATTTGGTCAGACATAATCTGCTTTATCCGCGAATCATCACGCAACCCATACGCAAAAACAGCCACCTCATTTAAAGGTAACTGTTTGTAGTCGTATATTTGATAGGTTTCTGCTAAATCACAGATAAGAGCATCCTCGTCTAAGGCAATCATCTGAGCAAGGACTAGGATTTTTTTAAGTCATTACTTTTATCAAAGATACTCTTAATATCTGCAAACAATACTTCAGAGTCCACGATTTCATCTTCATCCTCCAAATGTTTTAAAAACGCTAGGGCTTGTTCTTTACCAAATAGAAGATTTAAAAATGTTTCTGTTTCTTCAAGATCTTGCTTTTCAACTTTAGCGACAGATTTGAGAAGATAATAATTTCTCAATCGTTTTTTAGGGATTTTGTACTCAAACCCTGATTCCGTTTTTCCTTTTAAGATTTCTTCCATTTACTTTACGCTCCTTGAATGTATTCGTAGTGAGTATTTTCACTGTTGTCTGGCAATGCAGTAATTGTCAATTCATAGCCGATAGGTTCGCCATCTTTGTAGCTGATTTCGCCAATTTCGCTAACCTTCCCACGAGGAATGACAACACGTTTCACATAACCATTTTTCAGCAATGTATCGATAACCAAGCTATGTTCTGGCAACTCTTTACCATTAGCTTTAACAGTGATACCTGTTTCAAGAGTTCCTGAAACGTTATCTGGTCCATACACTTCTTTCAAGACTTCTATATTGAGACCCTCAATCAATTTGTACTTGAAAGTGTCTTTCTTTTCAGTTTGAGAAGACAAGACTGTTTGTCCTCCCCAAGCCTTGACTTCTTCACTTTCTGGCGAGTTCTCGTTAGTTAATCCATCTTCTGAAATGTAACCTAGTGTTTTAAATGCAGCATCCAATGCTGTTTTTGCATTTAATGGTAGGTTTGTCCCAGCTGGAGCAGTAGAAACCGCCCCTCCAATTTTAGGCTTTGCAGCCGTTACATTTGATGCTGATGCAGTCGTCATATTCTTTCCTCCTGTTGATTCTGCATTTGGTGTTCTTACTTCTGTCGCTTCTAATTCTGGCGCCAAAACTACACCTCCTTTTTAAAAATAATTAATGTCATATACCGCTTGATAGCGATATTGCTTCGTTTCTGTGTCTGTAAAGTTGTAGTCACTATTGTGATGCACACCGCTGACTTCGTTGACTGTGATGAGGTCCTCAACTACTTTCTTGACTTTCTCATTTAACTCAGCAGCCTTTTGAAGTGATGGTGCATAACTTTGAAAAGCGAATGTGGCAGAATGAACGTAGTCACTTCCACCACTTCCCGTCTTTTCTAAAATGACATAACTCTCAGGCATATTCGGTTTATGTTCAAAAAAAGACGGAACATCTAACTGTCCGTCCAAAAATTTCTTTATAACTAATTCGATCATCTTGCTCTCATAGCCTTCAGTAAAATATTATGTTTTTTATTTCTAGCCATGCTCTTGATATCAGTCGTACTAATCTTTGCATTGGCACGTTTTTGCCCTGGAGATACAGTCAATTCAAATCCCTCACCTGCTCTACTTGCAATCCCTTGCCCTTTCTCTTCTAAAATATCTTGCATTTCAGGAGAACGTAACAGAGCAGATACTCCAAGTGGGTTCAATTGAAACTTCATATTACTCATAAACTTCAACCATAACCTTTCTATTCCACGATAATGGAATCATTGACTCAATTCCCTCTTGAGGGATGCCAATCGTCCGCCATTTACGACCAAAAAACTTAACCTCACGGTTTTCCCACTTGTTAGTGTCCCCTTTAGGAATACCAAGTGTATAGACCGCCTTCTTCCCAGTCAAGTTCATTTGATTGATGACGTCCTCTGATGAAGTTGGGACAACCAATACATTTTGAACCTCAATCTCAACATCACGATTAATTGGATGACCGAAATCGTCATTACCAATTTCCACCTTGTTCACTAAAATGATAGGGATTCCTTTCAGGTAGGTCATAAATCTCAATCGCTCCATATCGTTGTTTTTTCTTCAAACCAAGCCTTTTGAGTTCGGTATCTTTGATAAAGAGACCGCCACCAGGGACAAGGTAAGAGCCACTAAAAGAATAACCCAAGGCACTTTCAGATACCTGAGTCATTGGTTCATGGTCTGTTGAGGTCATTAAGGTTCGTGCCACGATATCGACCGTGACAGACTTGGTAACACTAGCAAATGACACGCTCTCAGCTACCATGTCGTCAAGGTTTTTACCGACTTTTTCAGCTTCCACTCGCAAAGAATTAGATACAACTTCCAACAAAGCCTCAGCCCTTGCACGCTCATCAAATTTCAACGAGCGCCACAACAATTCCAAATCTTCAATATTTGCAAAATTTCCCATAGCTTAACCCTTGTTTTCCTCGTACAAGGCTACCAAATCGGATTTTTTTGAACCTTTATCGTAATCAACGCCTAATTCATCCAAACTAGACTTTAATTCCGCTACGGTCATATCTCCTCCGATTGGCGCCGTATCTTCCACAGGCACCCAATCACCCCCGAGAATACACTCAGAGGCAATTATTACGCCTGATTTTAAATCACGGTATAAAGCCATAAAACTTACGCTTTCACACGAGCAAAGGCTTCTTCATCAAGGATGCCCCAACCGATAAAGGCTTCTGCACGTAAGCAGATTTCATTGTATGCTTTAAGGTCACGACCTGCTCCATCTGGATCACCAAATTCAATGATTTCCATCGGGATATTTTCAGCATAACCCCATTTGAAGCGGTTTTGGAAATCCCCTACAATAGCGTGGTCTGTTTCAGCAGTACCACCAGTTACAGTAAGGTTCTTGTTGATATCTGATTTCATACCGTAGAATGAATCAGGATTTTGGCCAAAGCGGAACTCAGGATATTGGACTACATCCTTTACTTTAACTTTCGCCAATGCTTGGCCAGCTGTTGGTGACAAAGCGATACCTGTTACTTCACCACCTTTGGCAACAATTTGTTGAACCGCAGTATCAATATTATCGTCAATATGCGCTTCATCATAAGTAACAACGTTACCAGTAATCACACCGTCAAATGAGTTAGTTGAGCGGAAAGTTGCGTCTGTCATAGATTTTGGTTCCAAACCATGAAGAGCCGCAATGTCAAATGCTTCTGCAATCTTCTTAGCGAATCCGTCCATATATGCTGATAAGAAGCTCATTTGTTTTTCTTCAGAGGCGTATTTGAACTCATCTGTAATACGAGCCTGATAAACAAATTTAAGCGGTTTGATTACTTTGGAAGTGATTTTAGCTTTACCAGCTTGTTTTTGTTCACCCTCACCGACAATTTGAGCATTTCCTTCAAGGTTAAAGATGAATTGCTCCACACCATTAAATGGAATTGGAGTTTGTGCCGACAATTTAGCCAGTACAGATTTTCCCTGCACCTTGCTGATTAATTCTGTTACTAGTTCTGGTTTAAAAAGTGTTCCAGTTTTCATTGCATTATCTGCCATAATTTCTATTCTCCTTTTGGTTGTAATTCACGAAGCATTTGCTTCATTTGCATAGTTTTGTCATCACCCATAGCAGGCTCAGTATCTCTTAGCGGTGCTTGAGGTGTTGCTGGTCTCATAAAACCAGCTAGACGCTCAGCGTCAGCCCTCAATGCCTCTTCGTCAGCACCTTGAAGACGGTCAGCCAAGTCATAAGGCAAGCCATTTTGTAAAGCGATACGAGTTCGCAAGCTAGCAGTTTCATAGTTGCTTACCTGCCCCTGCAATTCAGTGATTTGAGCGTCTGATTTGGCGATTGTCTGTTTTGTTTCCTCGACAGTAGCTTTCAAAGCGCCATTTTCAGACTCTAGTTCTGAAACACGTTTCTTGAGATCATCATAATCACTGAATTTTTCACGCTCACGTCTGATACGTTCCTTCACGATGTTATCTAGCTCTTCCTGTGTTTCAATCTTTTTAAATTCAGACATCTTCATGTCTCCTTTCTCCTGCTTTCCCGGCAGTTCGGTAATTTTTTAGACATCAAAAAAAGCAGTCTCTCAACTGCTCCTCTTAATAACTGATTTTTTGCTTTTTCTTAGGCTTAGTTGTCACACAAGCCCAATGCGCAAGCAAGGCGCTATCCATCAAAGAAATATCCATATCCGCAAAATGCGAGCGATAGCCAAACCCACCGTTTGAACCGATGTTCCGCTTCTCACAGTTGGTTGTGATTTTCTTCAAAGACGGTTGATCAGCATGGCACAAGGTCTTTTGATAAATCCCCTGCTCCCACATAGAGTTAGCCACGATGATTTCCTTGACCGTAGGCAATATCACGCTCTTCATGCGTTCCTTTTTCAACTCTTCATCAAGGATTTTCTGACCGCTTGCCCCATCGACTACGATAGTAGCCACATCGGCACGCTTGACAAAATCCAAGATCCAGTCATTTCCGTTACGAACTGACTGACAGTCAATCGTCTCGACAAAAATCCTCTCATCTACCGTACGAACAGCAATACTTAATGCCACGTTTGCGCCATCTTGACCGTATTTAACCCCGACAAACAACTTACCTGATAAATCAGGCATAGAGTCCACACACAACTCATTCCATTCCGTTTCCGAAATAGCAGATTTCTGGTTGTATTCAGGCCAATAACCCAAACGCTGAACATTATGGTCTAGCTTATCATCACCAAGTTCGGCTTCTATCTTCCGCTCATTCAAATGATAGCCCATTGATGGATTAGAGTTATACCAGGCATCGACATCATCAATCTCTTTTTCCTCAGAAACTGACCATTCTGCCCAACCAGAGTATTTTCCTTTCCCAAACAGGCAATTCTTACGGTAATTTGTGAATACCGTCCCATTTGAAACAGGTGTAGGTGGTGTCCCACACATGATTGTGATTGGATTGCTACTATCCGTTACCGTATATTTCAAAGCAGATTCTTGCTCGGTCGTATACTCTTGAGCCTCATCGATAATCATCATGTCAAATCCTTCACCAAGACCACCATTTGATGTCCTAGTACGAAATTGGATTACACCACCTGTTGAGTAAAGTTCAATTCGCTCTTGTCCCTTAGCTCTGATAGAGTTAAAATCCTCTCCATCCACATACCCCATCTTTTCAAGGTATCGCTTGACCTTTTCAAAAGAGGAGTGGGAGGTTGAAATTCTATGAGCCGTATGCAGAATATTCATCCCTTCATGCAGACCCCAGATTTCAAAGATATAAACAACTTCAGTCTTACCATTACGCCGTGGGATAGAGTAGCCAAACTTCTGATGAACCCATAGGCCATCTTTGTCAACGGCCATCATAGGGGTCAATAGGTTTATCTGCCAAGAGTAACAAGATAACCCAGTTCTTTCATAAAGCTCAATCGCTTCTTTTGCCTTAGAATTTTTCTTGACGTACTTTAAAATTACCGATTGAGTAGGATTCTGATTGCCAAGTTTCTTTCTAGCCATCCACTGCTCCTTTCAATCGTACCGCATGATAACCCTATCGCTGGGATAATTTAATTGATTACGTTCAAAATATAGTTTTTAGCAACATCTAGCATTCCCAATGCCTGTAAACTACTATCCCAGCTATAGCCAAGATTTATCTCACCATCTTTATCCAAAGAAACTACCAATACCGAAGTGTAGTCATGACTAGCCTCAAGATTTTCCTCCAAAATTTCTTTCACAGAAGCACCACGCTCCAGACTAGACTTTTTCTCTGAAAAATCAATTATGTTTTCCATCATTACTCTTTTCTAAGCATAATAAAAGCACTTAGATTTCTCTAGGTGCTTAATACCAAGCAACTTGCCCTGATTCTTTCAAGCTGCCGTCTTCATTTTTTAGATTTATGATGCATTTTGACACATAATCAAAACCATATCTTGGGGGATCATTTCGCTTTAGCTCACGGGTAGAGGGATTAAATTCAAAAATCTCCCTTCTGCTTACATCGCCTTCAGGAAAGACCTCGTAATGGTAAAAACCGTTCACAACTTCAATCAAATTAAATTTTAACATTATTCTTCCTTTCCAAATATCGAGTCAAAGCATTACCATAATTATATGTTTCATCTGTTTTAGCATGAGCAGTATCATAATCCATATTCCCTCTGACATACATGTAATCATGCTCCAATCGCTCGTGTTTCAATAATATCAAATCATGTGATTGGATATCCTTACCAGTAATCAGACGCTCCCACGACTCTGCCATATTAACTTCTGGATGAAATAAACTTTTCCCGTCTTTTAAAATATGGATATCATTAAAAACATGATTAAAAGCAATATCAACATCTTCCTTGGTAAAGTCTTTCATTTCCTTAAACTTTCCAATGTTCGAGTAAATTTTTCGCTTTTCTAATTCTTGATTACTATTTTTTATTTTGTCATACGTAAGATAAGCGTGCTTTTCTGCTTTAATAAAATCTTTTGGCAAAATATCATCATTCGATTCATCACGAAAATAATTTCTTGCACCAGATTGAACAGGTAAGCCTACACCTTTTAATACTTCTATTCTATCACTTTTTTGAGACTCTGCCCAACGTTTAGTATGAACATTTTGTTTCTTCCCATTACCAGGATGATAGTCAACAGTACACCTACAATTGCCATGCCGTCTATATATATCCTTGGGAACTTCTGGATAATTGTAGGAACCCTCTAAACTCTTGCACCATTTGCACGGATGACCAACAACTCTTCGCACGATTTTTGGACTCAATCCCACTTTATGATGAAATTCCGCATTTTTCTGGATACTATCATCAATTATTGATTGAGTAAAATTCACAACAGGCTCTTCTAATAGCCAACGAACATCATCAAAACTTTCCTCACTAGCTAAACGATTGACCAGACCATCAATTCGGTCTTGATTGAGTTCAGGAACCTGAGCAGCTAATCCAATTTTAGCCTCAGAGTTCAAATTCTTCTGAACTTGCTCAGCATAATCACTCACAAGCTCATGATTTCGCCCCAGAACGTCCGTCAGCACACGTTGAGCGATATTGTAGTACATTTTACCATCTGGTAGCGTTTCGTTCGTCAGAGAGGCTCCCAGAGCCTTAGAAAGTATCTCCCCAATTTCAATAGCATATTGATTAGCGTCCAAATAACTTGCCTTGCTATGATGTAGTTTAGACAGCAAGTCTTTCAAGACCTCGCTATCTAACCTAGCACCTTCAAACTCAGACTTGATTTTCTTGAGCAGGCTCGGAACGATATCCTCAACCATCTGTAGCCTCCTTCACAATTAATTCAGTCTTACTAATCATAGCTTCCGCTTCTTGCTTGCTCATTCCAGTTGAGGTTAAGAGGAGTATCCCATTTTCTTTTGAAAGCACCCCTTTTTGGTAGTTGCTTAGTAGAGAGGTAATCTCATATGTTGAAATGATTCTATTTTGTTGCTTATCCTCTGAGTTAGTATCTTTTTGTTCTACTTCCTCAATTTTCGGAGTAGCGTTCATATTGCCTTTAATTCCAGTCAAGTCACGGATGGTTTCAGCATCCATATATCCAGGCACCGCTTGATTCAGTTTGATAACACCATCACCAATCAAGGTCAACATGTTAGCGTCCGCTTCAAACAAAGGTTCCCACTTCACGACCGTTTTATTAAACTGTTTCCTCAAATACGGAAACTCATCACGTAAACAAGTAGCCACATAAGCCACATTCAGTAAACCAGAGCCCAGAGAGCGCTGAGCCTTCCGCCCAGCTAACCGCAAGTTCTCATGACTAGCCTTGATAGCTTCAACAGATGACGGATTATCAGAAACAAAACCAAGATCATCCAAGGTCAAACCCATCTCTCCAGCAAAGCCAGCAGCTGCAGTGCGTAGCTGTTCAGTAAAAGGAGACATGCTGGATGTGGTGAATTGTCCTACATTTGGCTTGTCTCCTTCATCATCTTTGGTAAAGGTCAGTAAGCTGGACACAGTCGCTTTCCAAGTATCAATCACCTCAGCATCTTGACTCAATCCCAACACATACTTCTGAGGGAATGAATAGAACTCAGCAGTCACATCTGACCGTTCAAGCGTTCGTTTAGCGTATCTCTGATAGTACATCCCAGCTCTAGTAATTCGTGACCGACCAAACGGACGGACAGCATCAGGTCTATGAATGACTGGCACCAGCAAAGGAACACCCGTTGGATTTCCTATTGCAAACGGCTTACCATCTTTCGGATAGAACCAAGTCACATCACTAGTGAAGTAAGCCTCTAGCAAAGCATATCCATTATCATCTCGTTTCAAGACTGCATATCCCTCTGTCAGCAAACCAGTGATGGGGTCTAAAACACCAGTCGCATTGCTTGCCTCGATAACTTGCAACCTAGGAGCATCATCGTCATCTCCTTGCGATATGTAAACAAAGCAACACGACCCAATCAATGCTGAAAGGATCGCGCTATCAAAGAATACATCTGGATTGTTCTGAGCAAAGATTTCATTCGCTCCAAACTCATCATTGGCAAACTCACGAAAGACCAAACGGTCTGCTAGGCTATCAACACCTTTAGCAGCCCAACCTAAGACTGCTCGATATTGTTGTCTGATTTGAGGTGGTATCGTAATACCAACATCTATGTCATTGTGTTGCATAGCATACTGATTGTATCTAGTATCTACACCCATTTTGTAATTGGCTAGCTTCTTCCTGAGATAGCCCATACCTTTCAATGTCATTTTATACAACTACCTTTCATTTCCCGCGAGAAAAAATGTACAGTGACGGTGTGAAGTCCGGGAGCACCGAGGGGGAGGGGGTCATCCCCCCATCTTCTCCCTGGTTGCTTCAGGCTCTTTCACAAAAAATATTTTTTCCGATTCAATTTATTAAAAATTTTTTTAATTATTTTTTTATGGAGTCTTTTTATGGACTCTTTAAAATAAATCCTTCAGCATTTCACTCAGACCTTTGTTGAGTTTTTGCTGGTGTTCATCTGGCATTGATAGGCGCTGACTAACTTCCCTATCAATCTCTTTGCGTTTCTCTTCCGTCAAGCGTTCTATTTCTTGCTCTCTCTTTCTTTCCTTCTTTTCTTTTAATAGTTCACCAGAACGATCTATGACAGCTTGCCACTTGGCATCTCTTGCTATATAGCCTTGTCTCTGACGTTCCCAAGCGTCTTCAATTTGTTTAGTTTTCTCTTCATAAATCTCAGCAGATTTTTCTGCTAAATGCTTCCCGTATTCGTTTAAATCAAACTTACCAGTAGGTAGGGTCATTCTATATACCTCATCTTTCTATTTGTTAGTGGGGGATGAATGGAAGGGGGGAGGGGGATTTTTTAACCTTGACCCTTCTTAAAACTCTCTGCTATTTCTTTTAAATTATCTTGATAGGCATGTAAAGCATTTCTTGGAGAATAAGATAAACTTGAAAATGGCCCACTAAACCATCCACCGTTTTTGTCCCTTTTATAATCTTCTATATTCTTAGAAATCTCTTTTTCAAGTTTTCTAATTATCTCGTTTACTTTACCAACTTCTTTGGCGGACTCATCACCCAGCTTTACAATCTCCATTAGTTTGGCTACTGCTGGGGTAAAGAAAGTATTTTGTTGTTCGTCGGCCAGTCTATAAATGTCTGTAAGCATAGTATGGTATTCATCGTAAGAAATCATTGGATTTGTAGTTAATTCTTTCAAACGTTCTTCATGAAATTCCTTTGTACGTTCTGCCGTCCATAGATCGCTTTTGGCCTCAACATATTTTTCTGAGTTGATTTCTTTTTGAGCCTGTACCAGTTTGGCTTGAGCGTCTGAAATAGCTTGGTTTGCTTTACCCAGTTCCATCTCAGTCATCTCAATAGCTTTCTTATTCTGTTCAATCAGTTTGTCAATTTTAGTTTCAATAGTTTGTAATGTTTCCATGTTCTTTTATTCCTCATTTCTTTTGGTTCTTTGTGATTGTGCTTATTGGTTTTAAGTCTCTACTGGGTCTTTATTCCTCATTAAGTCCTCTTTCTTAAAACAAAAAGAGACGCAACAAAAAAGCTACTTAGCTTTAATGTTACGCCTCTAGTTGTCTAGTCAGCTATCTTTCTTTAATTGTTGTTTCAATCTGGACAATGTTGCCATCTTGACTAGTAAATACCACGCTTCCGAAGTCTGGTATTTTCTTCATCTCTATTATACCATTTTTGTTAAAGATAATAAAGTTATCCTGTAAAAATGGAGTGTAGTCTTTGTTTGGATTCATCTGTTTTTCCTCTCTTTTTTGGTGCCATATATTTAACATATCTTCTATTTTGTGACTTTCGAGCACTTTTTAGAATCCCTTTTATATCAAGGGGATAGGCCTGTTTTCTGTTTTTGAATTTACATTTTCTCATTATGTAAAATAGAACGGCTATTTAGTAGTCAAATGTTAGTATACTCTGGTCTAGTTCGTCTTGAGTGTAGCCGATATATCCAAGTGTAATCTCTGGTGTTGAATGGTTGAATATTTTTTGTAGAATAGCTACATCACCATTCTTTTTGTAATGATGATAGCCGAATGTCTTTCTCATTGAGTGGGTTCCTATATTTTCAATCCCACATTTATTCCCAGCTTCTTTTAAAATTTTATACACTTGGGTTCTTGAAATATGACAAATTTTTACTCCCTTGCCATTCTCTCTTTTTCTGCTCGGAAATAAAAAATCATATTCTTTGAGTTGTTTATTATCAATGTATTGATTTAAGGCATTTCTTAATTGTTGATTAATTGGAAAACGTCTTATTTTTCCTGTTTTTTTCTCCCTTATTTCAATTTTATCTTCTATGATTTGTTTGACTTTAATTGGAATAATATCACTAACTCGTAAACCTGTATAAATTCCAAATAGGAATAATACGTAATCTCGTTCATTCTTTCTTCTCAAAAAATCCTTAATTCTTTCGATGTCATCAGTATCTCTAATAGGGTCAACTACTTTCATTTTCAAACCTCTCTTAAAAAAATTCTTAGAGTTCATAAAAAAGTGTAGTCATTTTGGGATATCTAGTGACTACGCTCTCCGCCTTACAGTCACAAAGCTTTTCGCTATGCGTAGTCATGTAGTCACCTTGCTCCCAAAAAAATAAACAATAAACGCCTTTTATCTTTTATCTTCCTATACTCTTTAATAAATAGAAAATAACTACATTTTTATATAAAAGTCAATAATACCAAGAGTTTAGGGGTGTAGTCAGTAAAATAGTAAAAACAACACTTTTTTCTAACCCCTTATGTATCAAGGGTTTTCTTCCTATTTAAAATGTAGTCATTTTTTGAAAACAAACTACACTGACTACATTTTTTTCACGTAAGCTGGTTTAATACTTTTACCAAATCTTGTTGATCGCCTATGTTCCCAGCCGTCTCGGTTTTGCATGTACTTTTTAACCTTAGCCTTATCCTTTGGCGGTACTTTGTCCGTCAAATACACCTCTTGAAAAAATAGGTTAATGGTCATCTTATCCCTGTCTACCAGTTCGCCGTAGGTGTCTGTGTCCAGTTCAACCGTTCCACCCCTGTTATTTCTATAGTATCCCTCGTTCATCATGTCGTAGATATAATAGTATCGCGTTCTATCGGTCGTCGGGAACTGATACATTCTTTTTGGGTAAGGAGTGCCTAAATAGCGCTCCAAATCCTCAAGGGTTTCATCAACAAACTTGTAACGGCTTCTCACTTCATTTACTAGCTTTTCTTGCTCGTCTGTCAGGTTCAACACTTGGTCAGCTCTCCAAGCCACCACCATCGCGCCCCAAAAGGCTCTACGGTCTTTTTCCGTCCACTTCCTGCCCTTATAGGCGGTGTCCTTGTGGACTTCTGCAACCAGAAAGCGCCTTTCTCCTGTCAAGTCATTCAAATAATCATGGTCATTAGTTGCCCTCACAATAATAAAACTCTTAGGGAGTCGCCTATCACTGGAGGCGTAAGGCGGTCTAAACTCTAGCTTGGTTTCTGTGATGAATTTCTTCAATTCTGAAAAACTAGCCTTTTTACTGGCCACCATCTCATCATCAA